CAGCTTTCCATACATACGTTGCAACATAAATGGTGGCGATAGCGGCGCTTACTACTTTAACATCGAACGCCCAACGTATATGTACAACTTCAAAGACGAGCCGATCTTTGAGATAGAAAAAGCAGACAAAGACTTCTACACATCTATATTCGATACGTTTGCAGATGAGCTAGAAAAAATAGGTAAAGCTGAGTTCCCAATTGTTATGCGCGATTTCGACTCAGATACGTTTTACGCTGGCATGTTCAACCCAAACCACAATCAGTTTTCTGACGACTACCCGCTTACCCCAATAGGTAAGCAGAACATAGAAGACTTCTTTATATCGCACGGTAAGTTAGCCCCAGACTTTATACCTGAAGCTAAGGTAAAGTTTATGCCAACGTCTAACGAGCCTGCTATTAACCTTGCAAAAACGCCATACGAGATAAACACATATAGAAAAACAACGTACGCTTTAAACCCGAAAACGCCCGCTAAGCCTTTAGAGTTTGGCACAGCAAAGACTATATCGCGTATCTGCCCGCTGTCTTACACCATAATGAAACACATGCTAGGTGATGGGCAAGAAGAGTTTGAACGCTTCATTAATTGGCTTGCGTACATATTCCAGACACGTAAAAAGACTGGCGTATCGTGGGTTCTGTCAGGTACACAAGGCACAGGTAAAGGCGTGTTTTACTCACGCATACTTCGTGGCCTATTCGGTACTCACCATGCGCCTATGCGTTACTTGCAAAGCATGGAAGAGCAGTTCAACTTGTACATGCGAGACGCGTTGTTCTTAGTAGTAGACGAGTTCCACATGGCATCATCGTCTAGCGGTGCAGGAAAGATGGCTGATAAGCTAAAGAACCAGATTACTGAACCTACTATTACAATAAGAGGCATGCGCAGTAACCAAATAGAAATCGATAACTACACAAACTTTATATTTCTTACCAACAGAGTAGACGCAGTAAACATTGAGAATGGAGACCGTCGATACAACATTGCTCCTAAGCAAGATAAAAAATTAATCGAAGCATACCCAGATATACCAGAACGACTAGATACTAACGAGCTTGAAGAAGAGCTATGGTCGTTAGCTGGGATATTACAAACGTTCAAGTACGATAAACGATTGGTAGAGACGCCGATAGATAACACCGCCAAAGAACAAATGCGCAATGTGTCTATGTCTGTCTTTGACGAGTTTTGCCAAGCATTAAAGCACGGCAAGCTATCTTCGTTTACAGACATACTAGACATAAACGTAGCAAGCATACTGCACAGCAACGAAATAGAAATCGCACAGCGCATTGTAAAAACTTGGATTGCCCAAGTAGATGACGAATACATGGTCGTACCTATGGAACATTTGCGAACCGTTTATCACGTACAGACTGAGCAAAACCCAAGGTTTTCACAGCGTGAGTTTTCTAAGCGCATGAACAGAAACGGATTAGCATCAGAACGAAAACGCCCTTATGGTGCTAGTAGAGATGCTAATCATATAAGCGGGCTTGTAGTAAATTGGACTTTAACTCAAGAAGAGTACGACTACTTAATAGCAACTTACTTTAAACCAGAAGACCATCGCCTTCTAAAAAGCGCATAAAACTAGCAAAGCATTGTTTTATTAGTTACACTAATAAAAACAACTGACTAGGATATCTAAGTGGTTAAGCTAACTCAGGATAAGAGACCAGACATAACCAAGCCTTTAGAAAAACCAGAGCAGCTCGGTGAACTAAAGGCTTGGTCTTACTCAGCGCTTAAAGTTTTTGAAGAATGCCCTTACAGGTCTTACATTCAAAAAGTAAAAAAGATTCAAGAACCGTCAAGTCCAGCAGCAGATCGCGGCACACAGATACACCAAGAAGCAGAAGACTACGTTAAAGGTGAGCTAGGTGAACTACCAGCTTCGCTAAGCAAATTTAAAAATGACTTTGAGCAGCTACGAGATTTATTCGCTGAAGCTAAAGTAGAACTAGAAGGTGAATGGGGCTTTGACCTTGAATGGAACCCTTGTGGTTGGATGGAAAAATCCACATGGGCACGTATCAAGCTAGATGCTCTCGTGCATGAAGACGAACAAAGTGCACGTGTAATTGACTACAAAACAGGTAAAAAGTTTGGCAATGAAATAGGCCACTCGCAGCAGTGCTTGTTATATGCAATTGCTACTTTCTTTAGATACCCGCACATAGACTTTGTCCAGACCGAGCTATGGTACCTAGATAAAGGCGAGACAACTAAGAAATCCTTCACAAGAGAACAAGCAATGCAATTTGCTCCGGGCTTTCACAGACGTGCAATTGCAATGACTACTTGCGAAGACTTTTCACCAACGCCAAGTAAAGACTCTTGCCGATGGTGTTCTTATGGAAAAGGCGACTACCCCGAATGTTCGTGGGGCGTCAACTAACAGCTCTCCGTACCAACCCCCACCCCTAGGTTGGTTACTCCCCTTCCCCGCCCCCTCCAGCGGGGTTTTTTTTTACCTAAAATAAGAGGCAACAATGGGAACTATACTACTGCGCTTACTCACTCTCATGGAAATTGTGTTATTCATAAAACACTTTAAGGAGCAATCTAAAAATAATGAAACAGATAAGCGTGTATCACTTAGTGAGGATGAAGCATGAAAAAATATAGAGTAGCGGTGGCATATGAGTCTGGATTTGTTGTCGAGGTAGAGACTCCCAATAGCCAATTAGCGAGAAATCTTGTCATGGAAATGATTGACGAGGATGGCATTCCAGAGGATGCAAAAGTGTTGCACAGAGATTATTTTATTACTGATGTAAAAGTGGATGATCTGACAACATGCAAATGATGTACAACAGAGATGGCACACTAATAGAGTACACCCTGAAGACAGATCCGCCAGAAGCGATGTATTGGACGACTTACCGATTGAAAAAAAGGGATATACAGATCATAACAAAGACTGACAAAGCTACAGCGGCACAAATACGACAGGAAATATTCGATGACATTATTAGCAGAGAACCAAACATTAAAACGACAAAGGACAAAGTACATAAAGAGCGTCAAAGTACCTCACAAGAAAATGCTAAAGGAAGGCAAAGCCAACGCAAAACTAGGCGACGTAATAACAATTAAGAAGTGGAAAGGATTAAAAATATACTCATTGACACTAGAAGAACGAGTGTCATGTCCAGATTACTGCGAACAATGGGATAATTGCTATGGTAACAACATGCCGTTTGGTCATAGGTTTGATCATACTCACCCAGATTTCTTACCGCTCTTACGAGAGCAACTTGTCGAACTACTAACTAAACACCCTGAAGGCATCGTCATACGTCTTCACGTACTCGGTGACTTCTTTGACATTGACTATTGCATTTTTTGGGTACAAATGCTCATAGAACACCCTAACCTCAAAGTGTTTGGCTATACGCATCACAGACTGTCTACTGAGATGGGTCAAGCTGTAGACTCTATCAACCGTATAGCGCCAGACCAATCAGCAATACGGTTTTCAGACGACCACACAACAGATTTTGCTGCGTATACAGAAAATACTGTAGGGACAGTATTCAAAGGTATCTATTGCCCAGAACAAACAGGTAAGACTGCAAGCTGCGCAACGTGCGGATATTGCTGGTCTTCAGATCAACCAGTAATTTTTCTTGAACATTAAATATAAGCTGTGCTAATATTATTTGTAATCAATGAGTGATCAAATATGCAAGAAGCATTCGAACATCAAAAGACAACTACAGACTTCATATTAAATAACGAACGAGTACTTGTAACATCTGACCCCGGCACTGGCAAAACGCGCAGTGTTATCGATGCATTCGTACGGCGCAGTAAAAGCAAAATGCTTGTGCTTGCCCCGCTATCTATCCTTGAAGCATCATGGGGAGACGACATAAAGAAGTTTGCTCCGCAGCTAACGTTTGCCGTTGCATACGCAAAGAACCGAGAAAAAGCATTCTTAGAAGACGTAGATATCGTCATCACTAACCACGATGCAGTTAAATGGTTAGTTAAGAACAGCAAGTATTTAGACCAATTCGATATGTTGTGCATCGATGAGTTCACAGCATTCAAGAACAAAGACAGCCAACGCAGTAAAGCTGCACTTAAAATTGCACAGCACTTTAAGTACCGCGTAGCAATGTCAGGTACCCCTAACAGCAACACTATCCTTGACATCTGGCACCCGACACTAATCATTGACGACGGTGAACGGTTAGGTCGCAGGTTCTACGGCTTCAGATCAGCTGTCTGTACATCACACTTCAATGGCTTTGCTAACGAATGGGTAGACAAAAGCGACGCTCAAGAGATTGTTGCTGCAGCGCTGCATGACATAAACATTCGCTACAAGCTAGAAGAGTGTATCGACATGCCAGAGCAGACTACACGTCAAATGTACGTGACTCTGCCAAAAACTATCCAAAGCCAATACATAGCGCTAGCTGAAGACTCAGTACTGTACACAGGTAAAACAACAATCAATGCTGTACACGCCGGTGCCAAAGTTAAAAAGCTACTGCAGCTGTGCACTGGCGCTGTGTACGACGAACACGGTGTAGCACAGGGCATACATTCAGAGCGATATGACTTAGTTATGCAACTTGTGCAAGAGCGGAAACACTCGCTAGTTGCATTCAACTGGAAGCACGAACGTGACCACATGACAGCGCTAGCTGACAAATTAGGTATATCGTACGGCGTTATAGATGGCAGCACACCAAGCCACAAACGCAAAGATATCGTTGACCGCATACAAGCTGGTCAGCTGCAAGTAGTGTTTGCACACCCGCAATCAGCAGGCCACGGTCTAACCATGACCAAAGCTACATCGATTATATGGTCGTCGCCAACGTACAACGCAGAGCATTACCAACAATTCAACCGACGTATCTACCGTGCCGGTCAAACACAACGCACTGAGATCATACAGATCGCAGCTAAAGATACGTGGGAAACAGATGTATATGAAAAACTAGACGGTAAACTTACACGAATGGAAGAACTATTAACAATTCTTAATGAGCTACACAAAAAAGGAAAGACTAATGGTTAATGAACAAACAACAATTAATGACTTAATTGCTTCTCGAGCAGCCATCAAAGATCAAATGGATGAGCTTAATCGAGAGTTAAAAAGCTTGCGTGAGACACAAGATAATATCGATGTCTTACTGCTCAAGAAGATGGATGCTGAAGGTTTGTCACGCACTGCGAACGACAAGGCTTCTGTATCGATCAATGAGGATATGGTACCTGAAGTTATTGACTGGGATCTGTTATACGATCACATCATAGCTACCAGAGACCTTAGCCTCTTGCACAGACGCGTCAGTTCAACTACATACAAGGAATTGCAGAAGCTTGGCGAAGCAGTCCCCGGTTTGCAGCCACGAACTGTACGTCGAATCAACTTTAGATCACTTTAATTTATTAATGAACAAGGAACAATGAACTATGAGTAGCACAGCGTTAGCAATCCCAGAAGACAAAGTACCAGCATACATCAAGAAAGCAGAAGGCGTAGGCCGTGGCAATGAGAACGTTGGCAACAACGTAACCATTCCCCGAGTCAAGCTGTTACAAAAAATGTCTGACGAAGTAGATAAGCATCATGCCAACTATGTTAAAGGCGCAGAGCCCGGCCACTTCCTCAACACCTTGACCGATCATAACTACGGTGAAGAACTGTATGCCATCAGCATTACGTTCAAACACGAGTTCACTGTTTGGCGCAAGCGTGATGCAGGCGGCGGTTTGTTGGGTTCTTTTAGCTCACAAGCAGAAGCACAAGATGCAATCAACGCGCAAGACAAGCCTCAAGACTATGACATCACCGAGACTCACACTCACGTGTTGCTGCTCAAAGATCCTGAGACAGGTAGCCTTGAACCCACCCCAGTAATCATGGACTTTGCCAGCTCCAAGCTACGTATCTCTCGTAACTGGAACTCGCAGATCGGCATGAAAGGTGGAGACCGATTCTCTGGTCTTTGGAAGATCAAGTCGGTAGCTGTAGAAAACCGCATGGGCAACGCGTTTATGAACGTAGACGTTGAGTTTGTCGGTTGGGCTCAAGAAGAAGATTACAAACTGGCCGAAGCGTTATATGAGCAGTACTCGTAATCTACTGAGTCGTGCATGAACGAGCACGGGTTTGTAAAATCCGTGCATCGTCATCTTCCTTCTGACGTATTCGTCTGGAAGATACACGACACGTTTGCTGGCGGGGTACCAGATGCATTTTATGCTGGCCCCGCTAGTATTCTATTTGTCGAATACAAGTACGTAAAGAAACTGCCAAGCAAAGATACAACTGCTATAAGGACATCGCTATCCGTGCAACAAGCACTCTGGTTAGATCGACTAGCAACTTACAACCAACGCGCTGCAGTAATAATCGGCTGCGAAGAATCTGCCATTGTCCTCGAGCAAAAAGAATGGAACAACTACCTTTTAAAATCTGATTACCAAAAGCGTGCCGTGTCTAGAAAAGAAGTAGCCGACTGGATAACGGGAGTTGTCTGTGGAAACTAGACTAGAGAACTTGCAACGTGAGTGGAAACTAAAAAAGCAACGCGATAAAGTCACACAGACAGAAGCAGCGGCTAAAATTGGGTGGACACAAAGCGCGTTTAGTCAGTACCTGAGTGGGACAACAGAGCTAAACCCGTCCGCTATCATAAAATTAGCTAAGTACCTCGACATACCGCCCTCTAAAATAGATCCAGAATTGTATAGCGATCTAACCTGCCCATTTTGCCAAAATAAGCTTTAAAATCTGCAGCACTAAGCCCTTGTTAACGCTCTACTTTTCACGTAGGAGCGCCTCTCTCAACCCCTAAAATTAACGCTTTTTAGGCGTGTAACCCTTGTTGGTTTTTGACTTAGGCATGCGAGCTTTCTTTGGTTTTTGGTTAATACAAGGTTGTCCTTTGTGCATATTAAGGCTCCGTTGGCCACTGAACTTGGTCAAGGCTGGTTACCCCTTCCAAGTTAGCAGGAATATCTCGCAACTGTTGGCGGTACGATGCCCACCAACCTTTAACAGTTGGGCTGAGAGGTGAGTCAGGCATTTGGGTCCAATCGGATTTAGCTAATCGTATATCACGCTCATTACGAAGTAGCTCCATAAAACGAGCAGAGTCAAAGTTCCACTGCATGTTTTCCCATGCATAGTACTCGCCCGGCCTAGCAGTTCGCGTTGACCACTGACCGTTGTCATAGACCCATGTATTTATTACTTGGACATCGTTAGAAGTGTACGGTATATGGATAGCTAATAAATCACCGTACATTTGACCATTGTAAAATGCAGAGTCAGTACTGGGAGAGATTATGCTTACCACCTCGCCGTTAGCATTTACCATTGCAACTTTAATCATTAAAACCTCGCAAGCATCTCTACTCTGGATGATGAGTTTGTAACTGGTGGTAACGAAAAATATATCGTTCCATACGGATCAACTAAAGAGCTGAGCTGATCGTTAGTAAAATCAAACTTAACTTTATAAGCAAGACCGCTAGTGTATGACGGGGCTTCAGGCGCAAAACCAAAAAACCCATACGCGTTCATGCATGCCCATGTGTTGTTTAGTAGCTCCCCGCCAACGTTAGGATACACACTAGCAAAAGTAGAGGAGGAAGGGGTAGTTACTCTAGACTGATAAACCCTGCTAGTGCCGTATTCAGAAGTAAATGCTAAATTGCCAGATGAGTTGTAGACATTTAATCCATATCCACTAGACGGGACAGTTAGTGTTTGCGACTTAGTAAGTATTATGTAGTCAATACTTTGCCCTGTACTACTAAAACTATCATAAAAGTAAAATCTAGGCGTAGCTCCACCAATACGATCAAGCAACATACTAAACTTGTAAACACCGCTAGGAGTAGAAGGCTTAGCAAAAATAATTATATCATCAGGCGTGCCAGAAGGAAGATTAGTAGGAGTTGCCCCAGCTCCGGGTGATTGAGTAGTTACAGTGCCAGAACCAAACACAGACACGTTGTCAAAAGGTTCTGCAACCTGCACAAAACCAGATGCGTTACTAACTGTCATACCATAACTCATACTCGAAATACCTGTATGCTGTAATACCTAGTCAAGTTATTTAAGTTTTGTACGTTTAAAACGCCGGTAGACCCATAAGTAAGTTTTACGTATGTAGCGTCGCCACCTTCAGAGTTAAACCCCCACGTACCGTCGTTAGTTAAGCCCGGCACGTCTATAGTAGTAGATTGATTAGCAGTAAGAGAGCCAAAGTGATAGCTAACATACCTGACAAGCCTATCCGTTAAAGTTACAACAAGTGTACCTGAAGAGTTGTATATTTCTAACCCATACGCACCGCTAAGAACGCCGTTAAGTGAAATATTAGTTGTGCCACCAACGGCACCGAATGGATTACTAACAACATTCCAATAAAAGCCAACGCCACCATCTACGGTAAAACCACTAACTATGGCACTACTCGATAGTGTTGTGCTCCCAACAGTGTACGAAGTGAAAACATCCCTGTAGCTTTGCCAGCTATCAGATGCGGATATAGTGGGATTATCTAAACGCAGATAAACACGGTTATTGGGTGATTCAGCCGCCCAGCGAGTACCATGTACTATATATTCTTTGCCGCCTACGCCAACAAAAACGCTTGATCCTATATCACCATAAAATAAAGTCGGGCCGCTATCGTAACCATAGTAAGTGTACCCGGTCGATGCCAAATAAGCAGAGCCTACCGTAATGGGAAAGACAACATTTGCCATCTTAAGCGCCTAGATTACCTAACTTGACGCGAAGCGTGCCGCTAGCGTCGTATACTTTTATAGCCCCATTGCTATCCATGTAAATAGAACTAGCGGTGCCATCTGTGTCAGATGATATAGTTAGTTTTTCAGCGTCTATAGAATCGGCCCCAATTCTTGTAGCGTCTATAAGACCAGCGGTTATTTTTTCAGCGTTGATGTTGAGTATCTTAGCATCGTCGATGGCAGCTTCACCGATCTTGGCATTTGTTATAGTACCATTAGCGACAAACGCGTCGCTTATATACACACCTGCCGGAACTTCTACGCCGTTTATTTCAGTAGCAGTAGCAATAACAGTAAACGGAATAACAGGATCGCCAGTATCAGTAGCGCCTTTTAGGATAGCAAAACGATCAGCGTTAACGATAAACTCGCTTACTATTTCGCCAGCATCGTTGGGTGCAGACGCAAGTCCATACCCAGCTACTGCGCCGTTATTGTCTATTTTAACTGTATACTTTGCGTTAAGGCCGTTTATTGATTCAGCTGCTGCTTCTACAGCCGCTGCATTGGCACCGACCACGGACGAAAGCGCACTTACTGCAGTCGATATTGCACTATTAGCTTCGGTTTTAGTGTAATAAGATTCCGTAAGCGTTGCAGAAGTTACATAATCTTCAAGGTCAGTAGTTGAAGCAAGGTCAAGAGTAGCGGCGGTTATAGCATCGTCTGTATCAGCAGAAGTATAATAATTACCAGTAAGCGTCGCGGTAGTTGCATAATTATCCAAATCTGCACTAGACGCCAGACCAAAAATCGCAGTAGCAATTGCTTCATCGGCAGTAGTTTTAGTATAGTAATTCTCTTCAAGACTGGCTGTAGTAGTGTAGTCTTGAAGGTCAGTAGTAGAAACCAAATTTAAAACTGCCGCCGCAATTGCGTCATCAGCCCCAGTTTTAGTATAGTAAGTTTCCTGTAAATCAGCTGTAGTAGTATAGCTATCAAAATCGCTAGCAGAAGCTAACCCTAAAACAGCAGCTGCAATTGCGTCATCAGCCCCAGTTTTAGTGTAGTAAGTTTCCTGTAAATCAGCTGTAGTAGTGTAATTGTCAAAGTCGCTAGCAGAAGCTAACCCTAGAACAGCAGCAGCAATTGCGTCATCTGCAGTAGTTTTAGTATAGTAGTTTTCTTGTAAGTCAGCCGTAGTAGTATAGTTGTCAAACTCAGTAGCGGCTGCTAACCCTAAAACAGCAGCTGCAATTGCGTCATCTGCAGTAGTTTTAGTGTAGTAATTTGTAGTTAAATCTGCGGTAGTAGTATAGTTACCTAACTCTGTATCTACGTATGTTTCAGAGGCTAACCCAAGCACGGCAGCAGCAATTGCTTCATCGGCTCCAGTTTTAGTGTAGTAGTTTGTAGTTAAATCTGCGGTAGTAGTATAGTTACCTAACTCTGTATCTACATACGATTCAGATGCTAACCCTAAAACAGCAGCTGCAATTGCTTCATCAGCCCCAGTTTTAGTGTAGTAATTTGTAGTTAAATTTGCGGTAGTAGTATAACTGCCTAATTCCGTGTCTACGTATGTTTCAGAGGCTAACCCAAGCACGGCAGCGGCAATTGCTTCATCGGCTCCAGTTTTAGTGTAGTAGTTTGTAGTTAAATTTGCGGTAGTAGTATAGTTACCTAATTCCGTGTCTACATACGTCTCAGACGCAAGCCCCAATACAGCAGCTGCAATTGCTTCATCTGCAGTAGTCTTAGTGTAGTAGTTTGTAGTTAAATCTGCGGTAGTAGTATAGTTACCTAATTCCGTGTCTACGTACGTTTCAGAAGCTAACCCTAAAACAGCGGCAGCAATTGCTTCGTCTGCAGTAGTCTTAGTGTAGTAGTTTGTAGTTAAATCTGCGGTAGTAGTATAGTTACCTAACTCTGTATCTACGTATGTTTCGGAGGCAAGTCCCAAAACTGCTGAAGCTATTGCTTCGTCTGCGGTAGTTTTAGTGTAGTAGTTTGCAGTTAAATCTGCGGTAGAAGTATAGTTACCTAATTCCGTGTCTACATATGTTTCGGAAGCTAAACCAGTAGTGGCCGATGCTATTGCTTGGTCGGCTTCAACCGCAGTGTAATACTCTTCAAACAGTGTAGCCCGCGTAGCTGGTAGCCCAGTATCAGGGTCGTTTATTTGAGATTGCAACCCATATAAAGCTAAGGCAGAAGCAGATGTAGAAGTAGCAGAAACATTATTTAGCTCTACAATGGCAGCAGCATTTTCACCTACAAATTCGCCTAAGCTAGTGTAATCACCAAGCAACTGCCAGTAATTAGTATCAGTGGGTAAATTACCAGTTGTTGGGGCTGTTGCACGGTACAACCCACCTTCGTAAGTTACCTGATCATCTATAGCGTAAGAAGTAGCATTATCATACTCAGTTACAGAAATTAGATCATTTATTTGGCTTTGTAGATTTTGACTAGCGGCAGCAACTTCTGCTGCCCTAGCTGCGGCTTCAGTTGAAACGGCTGTAGTTATTGCAGTATTCCTGTCAGAAACTTCCTGCGCTAAAGCCGCTATGCGATCACTAATTTCATCGCCTATAGCTGAGTTTAACTCAGACACCTCATTTGCAATAGTATCGCCAAGGTCAGATATAGCTTCTGTACGGTCATTAATTTCTTGCGTTATAGCGGCAATCCGAGCAGCAGTTTCTTGGGCTAATAAGTACCTAACCGAATTAACAACCGAAGCATCCCCATCTATAAGGTCTATTCTGCTAAGTAAATCTTGGGTTAATTCCGACTCAGATATAGACTCTGCAAGTATCTCTAACAGATACTCAACATCTAACGCTGTCTCAGCTAAAGTCCCAGCCGAAGAGTTAAAAGGACCGGGTATACCGTCCTCACTTACGAACCGTATCCAATAATAGTATGAACTAGACTCTCCAACTGGGTCTGAAAAGGCTATGCCGCTAGATACGCCAACTAGTTGAGCGTCGCCAATAATGTCAGCATCGTGACGCCACACCTCTGTTTGCCCGTGGTTTGTATAGTTTGGAGAGTCCCAAAATAAAAGAATTACCGAGTATGCTCCAGTAGCTGTAAAGCCGGTAGGGGCGGGTGGAACAGTGGTGTTTATAGCTGGAGTGATTACAGACGGAGTAAAATCACTACCAGAAAGGTTGGGGTTAAAAGGTCTATCGGTTAAGTCTACCGCTAGCCCGCTATTTATTAACTCTCTTAGCGTAATTGCCCTATCACGCTGATCCCCACGGCGGCCTAATCGCACTTCTACAGCTTCTACTAAGTTCTCTAAATACCTACGAAGCTCCGGGGATATATCCCTAGGTAAGTTAGGTAAGCTAGGTACTTTTGTAGGGTATGTAGTTCGCTTAGTCGTCATAACTCTTGTATCTCTTGCATGCTTTGGGCAAGGCAAACTTCATCAATTGCAACAGAACCTGATACTTCAACTTCCCAAACCTGCGCTATAACAGGCGGTAACCTCATTATAGGTTCACGCAAAGTACCAGTAGACGCGCCAGACGGCACGGTAACTGTTTGTGTATATACACCGCTAGCCTCAGACAAAGAATAGTCGGCGACAAGAGTACCGTCAGCCCACACTTTGACAGCAATAGGGTAATCTTGGGCGTGCACAGACACCCAGCTCATGCTGAGCGGTCTCGGCGTAACAAACTGTTTTGACTTCCATGTAACCTGTTTAGCTTCAGCTCCACCTCTAAATTTTTGTACAGCGCCATCTAAAATCACGTACAGCTCACCATCTTTAGGGTTCATATAGCCGCCCCGAATAGTGCCAGAGTACTCTATAAATGAAAGCGCTGCAGCTTCGGCTCTAGGATCGTATACAAATCCGCCATCTTCCCAAAAAGCCACATAAGTATTTTCGTGCCTAAAAGCTTTGTAAGTAGTAGGGTTAAAATCAGCATTCCATTGTTTAACTGACACTAGGCCTTCAGTGACTACGCTCCCTTCTACTCCACTGACAGCGCACAGCCCATCAGGCCCTGCATACAGTATGTAGCTACCCATATCTACAACGCTATTAACATTTACGCAAGCTTGAGCTAACTCAACCTTAATAGGCGTCATTGCACTTGGATCTGTGCCCGTAACAAAATATGGGGCACCATTAGTAAGGCAGACAACCCCATTACCAGTCGCTCCAATAGCAACTATGTCTTCTTCTAGAGTAATTCTGTAGGATATTGGCCAAGCGTGGGGCAGGTAGGGTTCGCTAAGGCAAAAACGTTTACCTGTAAACCCAGCAAACACACCATTAGCAACGATAATTAACCCTTGCAGAGGGCCATCGGGATACAAAGAAGTGTTATCGTCAGGCGGACCTATCCACGTCTCGCTTGGCAACACTTCGCCTAAAGCAAAAGACGCAGAAGCGTCCTGATACGAAGTAGTTGTGAATGGGACTTCTGCAACGAACTGAAACGTAGTATTAGTAGATCCAGTGTTTGATCTGTATATACGTTTTAACGCGCCGGTCCCAAAGTTATAGTTGCCACTAGGGTGATCAGAAGACGGCATAGGCACAGTAACAGTTTCTGTGTCTGTCCTCTCTAATACATTACTAGCTGGGCTAGGCGGGCCCTCTTCACCGAAAGCAGTTACATACGTGTATACGTACGCTACGTCATCTGGCGTTTGATCTGGATCTGCATCCCCGGTCTTAGAGATAGTGGGGGCGTTTGGTGGCGCTGGAACGCCGAGCCTATAAGAATTAGCAGGGTAACCCGACGTCCCGCTAACTATCGTAGTAACGGTGCCCATTTTAGGGTACTCTTCGCCCGTCCAATACAGCCTATCTAGAGTATCCCCCGGTATCGGGCCGGGGACAGCTTTTACATTAGCTTCTGGCCATTCTAACCAGTTAGTATCCCTGTAATAATAAATAGAGCTTCTATTACTAGACTGCAGCGCAAAAACAGATAGATTAGACGTAATCGGGGTTAATCTACCGGACTCAAAATCTACGTTGACTGCGGTCTGTGCAAACTGTTCCGCTAAAAGCCTAGGCGACACACCCGGCGCTATACCACTGAACCTGTCAATTTTAAAGTAAGCCATACGGTCCTCACATTTTTACGATTTGCAAGTATAAACCGTAAAAACTCTACTTGTCTCGGGCCACGCCCCGAGTTTTTTCAAATGTACGATACGCACCAAGCCCCAACATCCCCATCAAAACAGGCATCATCTGGGATACATCAAGTGCGGGAATAACAACAGGGCTTCCATTGATCGTGAGAACAAAATTGCCGATAGGCACACAAATAAAATTGAAGCCGAGACCAACAGCACATATCCAGCCCACTGCGGGTCTCCATCCTGCCACGAACATCGAGGAACTAGCAGCTTCAGTACGATTAACTTCAATTTGGGACTTAGCAATTTCATGGGCCTGTCTTTCTGCTAACGTGGCTATCTCATGGGCGAGCCTAGCCTTTTCTGTAGGATCTGGGATTATCTTGTCAAGCAAGCCCATCACGGGGCCAATCAACGCCTCAATCATTTCAGCTCCCTAAAACCGCACTGGCTATCACAAAGATAGCGTACAAACCTATGAGTCCAAGACAGCCCGCAACAACAATACTTGCATATTGCCAGCGTTTATTGATCTTCTTAATTCTTTCGTTACGCTCTAAGAGTCTAGCCTTGCGTGCTTCTGCTTGAAACTTAACGAAGTCATCCCATAAGCCAGCTCTACCGTAATACTGCATCAACTCTCTGAGTTCGTCTTCGGCTTGTTTAATCTGCTCA